CGTATGGCCGCGATGATGCAGCAGATAACCCAGCGGCGACGGGAGAAGATGCGTGAACAGCAGATCGAGATCGGGGAAATTGCTGGCCAGCCAGCAGGAAATCAACAACATGCGCCGGCGCGACGCTTGCAAGCCCGGTTGCGTCTCTTCAGGAAGAAGACGGTGTATCAGTTCGCCGGCGGCCAGGCCGACGACGGAGTGGCTGAGATTATCCATCGGATAATCATAACTTTTTTGCGGTCAAAGAAAAAATCAAAACAGGACGATAGCGGATACGTTTCGGCGCCAGGGCTTCGAATGGGAAAATTACAAATTACATTTGGCGCCGTTTTTCCCTTGCACAAAAGCCTCTACAGTTTCAGCCCGCTCACTCGTTCTGTCGTGCTTTATTTTATTGTTTGCACTGGTTTATCAGCGTTCATCGTGTTTAATTTCTGAATGCTCGAAGATTTCGTCACGATTGTCCGGGTCTTTCATAATTCCAGCCCTATTCGTGCTATCTAGAATGAGATTTTTGCGCGTGAGCATTCAAGACAGCATCCGGGAAATATGATTCATAAATTTTTTTGGCGCCAGATTCGGCGGCAAAGAACAAAACAATCAGCAGCGCCGCCATCAACAGGGATCCCACTGCCACTTCGGAGGCATACCCGAATTTCAACTTTCCTTTGCATGCCTTATTCGCCAAGTTCAGGACGAAGTTTCCCATCAAGGCCAGAAACAAACCCATCATTTCCATTACCGCACTCCTTTAGCATTCATTAGGCACAAAGATGATCGCCTGTGCTTCGCCTTGTTTCAGATACAGCAGCTTATTCATTCAAGCTTCATCCGACCGGAAAATCGATTTGCCCTTTCTTTTGCGCTCGCATCGATTTCGGCAGCTTGCAGAATGTAGATTACACACCATATGCGGCGTGCGTTCTATCCCATAAATATGGGATATCCGCGTATAGGAATGATTTTGTGCGCCGGTTTGAGACTAGGCATAGCGGCGCCCGCGCAGAAACCATGCGGATTTCATTAATGCAATTCGATGTCATGAAGGGCGCCCCTGCCTAAAAATGGGATGCGGCTCGCAACTTACGTCCGGCTTGCTGTTTCGTTTCGAAGCGCGACTTTCAGCAATCAATAAACATCTACTCTCTTTGCTCGTCGCATTCATCCAACAACTTGGTAAGACTCCTCATGTCAACACGGTCAATTTTGCGAATGCTCAATCCCTTGCTTCATCGATATGCCATTCTCGGCGACATAATCAGACATGCCATCAGGGAGCTTACATATGCGAATAGGTAAAGCTCATGGAGTTCAAGTTCTTAAAAAGAATAATCGTAGTGGTGGCCTGCATTCTTCAAGCAGCGTGCGGCGGAGGTAGTGGAGGCGGAAGCAGCGGCCTCTCAGCCACTCCAACCGACAACAGCACATCGAGTTCGAGTCAAGGAACGTCAACTGGCACCGGCACTTCTTCGGCGGGAACAAGCAATACGGGTTCATCCGCCACCAGCACCGCTACAAGTTCCTCCAGCAATACGGGAACGGTGCCAGCAACAACACCATCCGAGTCCGTACCAACGGCCGCATCCAGCTACAGCAAGGCTACGGATGCCCGGTTCAGGACTATAAGCGTCATTACCATAGACGATGCCGGCAATCTGTATGTGTACGATCAGGGAACCATTCGCAAAATTGCACCGTCTGGCAGCGTGACCACTCTTGCCGGCGCCCCAGGTCAAGGTGGAATAGTCAACGGAACAGGTCCGGCGGCAAGATTCACTACCCCGACCGGCATCGCGGTCGATCACGGCGGCAATATCTACCTTACCGAAACTACGCGCATTGTTGGGGAAATTCGCAAAATTACGCCGCAAGGCGTGGTGACGACCATACTCGACAACATCAATCCGACCGGCATTACCGTTGACAATGCCGACACCATTTATTTCACGACAAATGGTGCAGGCCCCTGGATTGCCTATTTCAACGCCGATATGCAGCCGCTCCAAAAAGCGGTTCCTGATCATTTTTCTCCTCAAGGGCTGGTCACGGACGCAGCCGGCAATCTCTACATAATCACTGCGCAGCCAATCGATGTTTCGCCCGGTGGAGCTTATACCGCCACCTGCACCCTTGAAAAGGTTTCCCCTTCGGGAATCACCACCACCTTGGCAGGCCAAAGAGGTGGTGTAAATGTCGATACCTGCGGCAGCGTAGACGGCATAGGCGAAGCCGCCAAACTGCAGGGACGGCACCTGACTATCGATGCTGCCGGAAATCTCTTTGTCGCCGGTTTGGACGCGGTGCGCAAGGTCACGCAACAAGGCGAAGTCACAACGCTGGTGCGCCGCGCCGACCCGAGCGACAGCTTCGGCGCAAAAGACATCACTATAGACAAAGCTGGAAATTTGTATGTCGTGAATGGCAGCGAAGTAATCTACAAAGTCACTCAGAACGGAGTCGTCTCTGTCATTGCAGGGAAGGCGGGCGAACCCGGCTATGTCGATGTTCCCTGATGGAGCGATCATGCATGAGATGAATGGAGCATGGCGCTCCTAGGGACTTGGCCGCATGCCTTGGGCATGCGGCTCTGCCTGCGCTTTCTTTCGCGACTCGTCGCCTGGCTTTATTCATCGTGAATGAACAGCATGAATCAGCCTCTGGGATGTTGATTACATTTGATTATTTTTCAGTACCCCTATTCTGGACGCGAATCAAATTGAAAACAAAAGATGAGTTTTCCCGCACTCGTGAACCTGGCGAATAGATAGAACTCAATACCGCCGCCGCATCCGATCGCTATTCTTATAAAGACAATAAAGACAAGCGGGAGGAGAAATGGATCGTCGGCGTTTCCTGGGCATTACCGGCGCTGGCGTCATCAGCGCGATTTCCGGTTGCGGAGGGGGAGGCAATGGAAGCGGCTCTCCTCCTGTCCCCCCCGCCGCCTTATCCAACTCCTCTTCCAGTAACAATCTCCCGCCGTCTTCAGACACCTCAAGCAATTCAGGCCAACCTTCCGGCTCCGCAGCTTCTCCGACGGATGCCGATTGGCGCGCCCTGGCCGCCGGCATGCAAGGCACTCTCGTGCTACCTGACAACGCCAGTTATGAACAGGCTCGCGTCGCCTTCAATTGCCGTTACGATTCGATACGGGCGCAAGCGGTAGCACGCTGCGCCAATGCCGATGATGTCAGCGAAGTGCTGGCCTTCGTCAGGAAGTATGGCCTGACGGTCACGCCACGTTGCGGCGGCCATAGCTATGGAGGATATTCAACCTGCGCAGGAGTGGTGATTGACGTCAACATGATGAATGCCATTCAGGTAGGCAGCGGTATTGCTACAGTCGGCGCGGGCGCCAAGCTCGTGGATGTATACGATCAATTGACGGCGCAAGGAGTATGCATCCCTTCCGGTACCTGCCCGAGCGTGGGAATAGCCGGCATCACGCAAGGTGGCGGCATCGGCATCGTCGACCGCTCCTACGGCCTGACCTGCGACAGGCTGCTCTCTGCGCAGGTCGTCACTGCGGACGGACGACAAATCAATTGCGATGCAAATCACGACGCCGACCTGTTCTGGGCCTTGCGCGGCGGTGGCGGCGGCAACTTTGGCGTGGTGACTTCTTTCACCTTTAAGACCCATCAGACGAGCGATATGACTGAATTCTTGGCCACTTATCGCTTTGACGATGCCGCGGCCGTATTGGCTGCCTGGCAGACCTGGTCGCAAAGCCTGTCGGACCGGATATGGGCGACATTGTCTTTCGCCTTCGACGGCCAGCCGGGCAACGACATTGGATTTTATGTGGGCGGCATCTGCGTTGGCAGCTTGAGCGACCTGGAGCCTTACTGGAGCAACTTGCTGCAAGCCGCTCAACGGCAGCCGCTGTCGACCATGGTGACGACAAAATCCTATCGGGCACAGGTACTCGGAGACTGCGGCAATCTGAGCGTCTCCCAATGCCACTTGCCCGGTCAATCGGCCGATGCCGGCATGGAGCGACAGGCAATGGCAGGGAGTTCCGACATGTTCGATGCGCTGCTGCCTGCAGATGGCATCCAGGCGCTGCTGCAGGCTATTCGCAATCGACAGGCAGCCGGCAAGCCAGGCAGCGTGCTGTTTCATTTACTGGGAGGCGCATCGGGACGGATAGCGGCAGACGCGACCGCATATGTGCATCGCAACAGTCTATTCAATGTGCAGTACTTTGCTTATTTTCCGCAAGGCACTTCCGCAACTACACTCAATGACGCCGGGATGTGGGTAAACGGCATGCGCAGCGTCATGCGGCAATGGAGCAGCGGTCGCGCATACCAGAATTACATCGACCCGCTGATTCCCGATTGGAAAACCGCCTATTATGGATCGAATTATCCAAGGCTCGTCTCCGTAAAAGCGCAATACGATCCCAACGCTCTGTTTCGATTCGCGCAAGGCATTTCTCCGATGTAATGAAAAAAATCTCATTCTGCAAAAGGCACTGCGCTGTCGCGTGCTGCCAACGCACCTACCAAGGAAAGCTGAGGGGGAATGAGATAAATCCAATGAAGTAAACGAGAAAAATCCGGGAAGAACAAAAATAAAACGGGATTATCTGGGATTGGATTGTAAAGAAGTTACACAGAGCAAAACAAAAAAATCGAGCCAAAAAATCATCCAATAATCTGCTTTATGGCAAGAACGCTAAACGATTTAATCACGTCGAAAGTTAGTTCAATCCCTTTGGTTTTTGCCATCGATTTAATTTTTTCCCAAACAGGCTGGGAACGCATCGTATCGAGCAAATCATAGCCAGCCATGGTAAGTCGAGGATCATGTAGGCCATACGAAAAGGTATTATCCATGCCTCGAAGAATTTGAATACCTTCTACATAGCCATTATCGATTAGCAGCTCCAAATGGCCTAAGATTCGCCTGTTCTCTGTCTGATAAGCCTTAAATTTTGGTTCATATTCATCCCAAGATGCGAAATTGTCCAATTTTGGTTCATCAGGAAGGTCTGCTAAAACATCTCTGTCTTCTTCAATATCAGTAAGTTGCTTTCTTAGCAGATCCCAATCGCGCTTCATATTAGCCCTGGTGTGAAATTGAATTTATATACCTGAGCTGAGGTGTCTCTTCATGATCTCGATCAGGTCGGCTTTATCGCCATCGGTCAAAACATAAAAAGGCCGGGCGACGGTTCCGGGGTGCTTCACCCGCTTGAATACTTTACCACCGAAAGCCAGCGCCTTTTTATGCCTGGGCTTGATCTCGTGCGGCTTGCTGCCGTTGTTCATGGCGGCCGCGTAGGGGCGGTTGGTGCCGACGCCGGCCACGGTGCGTGAATGAAACGGCGTGTTCGACGCGGCCAGCTTGCCGGATGCCTGCAGAATCTTACCGGATCGGCCCTTGGCCGCGCGCGCCGCCAAGGTTGATGCTTTCAGTGCCTTCCATTTCGTCGGCCGCCCTTCAGCGCGGAAGTTATCTTCGACGGCGGCCAGCATGCGCGCTGCGATGCCAGCCATTGCCGGCTCAGTATTTTGAGATTTCTCAAGAAGACGCCGCAAAGTGGCCTGTACTTCTTGATCTTTCACAATCAGGTTAATCATTTTTCGGCATATTCTTTAATAATGGGGAAGGTGTGTTTTTTAATTTTGTCTGATACAGCTGCTCCATTTTCGATGCGGCCACGCCAGGGTTATAGTCCCAGCCCATGTCCGGCGTCAGTACCTTGCCGCTGATCGGATCGTGGTAGCCGGTCACCTGTACCTTGGCGATCTTGCCGTCGCGCTGCTTGACGGTCTGCTGCACGAGCTGCATGCGGCCTTCACCGCTGGAAGTAGCGAAATCCCCGCGATCGCGCTCGATGTCGGTGCGCGGAATCACGCGGCAGCGGCAGCGGAATCCGTTCGGCGGATACCAGGTCTGCCAGAACGGATCGTCATAGCGAAAAACCATGCCATTGAGCGCCGCATGCTGCGGCCGCGTGCGGTTATCCATCACGGCCGAGTACTCCCACCACGGCGCATACTGCTTGGCGGCCACCATGCCCTGATAGCGGCCGGCCATGTAAGCCGTCTGCAGGTTGGTTTCATAGATGGTTTCCAGCCGCCACGGCGTGCCATACGTGACCGTGCGCACTTCGCCGGTCAGGCGATTGGTCTGCTCGCGCTTTCCCCACCAGCCTTTTGCCATCAAAATCGGCATCATTTTGTCTAAAAAGGCCGGAAAAGTGCCGCCGTTCTTCAAATCATCGAGCAAAGAATTGTAGATATCGCTCAACACATCTAGGCGGGTCGCCTTGGCGACCGTAAACGACTGCGCATTCGTATGTCGCCATACCTCCTTCCAGTCCCAGGAGATTTTCAGGCCCTTGCGCTCGAAATAGGCGATCGCCTGCTCCGGCGGCATGTTGAATACCGCCTGCAGGTCGCCGTCGGACAGTTCAGGCTTGGTCGGCTTCGACATTCAGGCGTCCCCAGGTATCCAGAGCGAACAGCGCGCGCGCCAGCGACTGCTGCAGATCGTCGAGCGGCACATCGGGAAACAATTCGGTCAGCTTTTCCAGCGCGGCTTGATGGTCGCCCGAGGCACGCACCGCCGCGATCACCGGCGAGAGCATTTTTTCCATCATCGCCTGCAGCGGCCCGCCCGCCAGCGAAGACAGCAGCGCATCGACGGCGGCCTGGTCGGCAGGCGTCGCCGCCTCCGCAAACTCGGGCGTGGCGATCGCGGCACTTGCACCGGCTTTGCTTGCCGCCGGCGGCAGCTCGATATAGTCGCCTCCGAAATCCTGCTGGATCGATTCCAGCGTCGGCTTGAATCCCATCTCAAACAGCGTTTTTTTGGTACTGGCCAGCTTGTCCAGGTCAGCCGGCTCGTCGATCACGCGCATGATGTTCGGATACGGCGCGCCCGGCATGTTGTAATCAATGATCCAACGCACCAACTGGCGGCGCAAGGTATCCGACAGCAGATCCGCGTCCGCCTTCACCAGCTCCAGGCGGACTTCGTTTTCAATCGTGATGTTGGCGGCCAGCTGGCCGCCGGAGCCAACGCCGCCGGACTTTCCCAGCACGACGCCGGCGGACTGATCGTCCATGTATTTGCACAGCCGGTCGTAGGTATCGATGCCGGATTTTGCCGCTTCGAGCAGCGTGATTTCCATGCCCTGCGGAACCATGATCGAGGCTTCCTGCTGGAAGGCACGCAAGGCCGCGCGCAGCGTCGACTTTTCGCCCGCAGTGGCATTGTTCGGATATTTTCCGACCGGCACCGGCGAACCGAAGCGCTCGGCAAACGCCAGCCAGAACTGGATGCCTTGCCGCTTGAAAAACACCGGCCAAAACAGGCGCGTACCCAAGCCCAATCCCCATGGATTGTTGTACTTGGCGCCGAAGCGATGAATCAGGAATTTACGATGCGGTACCTTCTCGCCATCGGAAGAATTGCGAGGCGTCAGCAGGCGTACACCGCAACGCGCAAAGAGATATTCGTCTTCGTCCGGATTGAGCTTGAACTGCAACACCCACGGCTGCACGTCGATCGCTTCGTCAGCCACGATCTCACTGCCTTCACGCCGCCACATGATTTCATGCACCGAAATGCCTTTGAGCGTCGCATCGAGCATATTGGTCGTGAGTTGATCAAAGCCCATCGCCGTGAGCTGCGCCGATACCATGTCGGCCGCCTTCTTGGCCGCGCGTGAAGTGTCGCCTTCCGGCGGCGCGACTTTCCAGTTGCGCGAGGTCAGCGCCAGCTTGCGTTTTTGCAGCGTCTCCCAGACTTTCGGATCGCGCTCCAGCTCATCGTACAGTTTCAAGCCGTTCGCATTGCCGCCGCCGCGCGTGAGCAGCGTGTCATCGGATGGCAGCAAGCGATCAAAAGAACCGAGAATCAGCTGCCGCGCAATGATGGAAACTTCATTGAAAACCGGCGCCTTCAGGCCATCGCCTTCCGCAGTAACGCGCTCGGTAATAAGTGGATTCGTGTTGTCGCTCATAAGGCACCCATGTAGTCTTTAAAGCCGCCGCCGATTTTTTCTTCGGCAATGGACTCGAATTCGATGACGGCGCCCGGATTCCTGCTGGCGAAATCGGCTAGCAGAACAGAAATCGCCGCATCGCCGTGCCGCTTGCTGCCATCCTTGTCGGCCGTGCGGACGTTGTCCGGGATCTTCGGCACGCCCTTGATCACTTGGATGGCGCGTAGATCGGCCAGCACGTCGGCATCTTTTGAAATCGAAATTTCATTGTCTTCGAATGCCGCCTTCATCTTCGGCATGTTCTCGCGGTAAAACTCCTGCGTCGGCATGACCTGGTGGATCATGGAAGCGCCGTAACGCTGCATCGCCACCTCCGCAAGATACTGGCCATTGCCGCGCGCATCGTTGGCACCGCCAGAGAAGCGCGGCAGATGGTCGACCAGCCAAAACAGCACCTGTTCCTGCTGCCGGAAAGGGACATTGCGCAGCTCGATCATGAAGGGCGCGCGCCGATGAAGCCGCTGCCCTTCGAGCAACGGCGTGATGACCGACAGATCGCCGGTGCGGCCAAAGTCCATGCCGTAAAAAGAGCGGACATTCTTCGGCAGCGCATTGACCAGCGGCTCAAGATTTTCCTCGATCCAGTCCGCCACGAAAGAACAGCGCTCCTCATCCGAGCGCTGCGCGAAACCATCAGGACAAGTCAGGCGGATTACCGGAGACGAAGCATCCATCCTGGACTCGATCAGCGCGCGCGAAAGATAGGCGCCGCCCGACTGCGACGGAATCACATCCAATTCTTCCGCATCGTTCGGCCGGTAGATCGCGCGGATTTCCTCGCACCATGCTGCCTCGGCCTGCGGTGACCATTCCCGCTTGGTGGCTAGAAAGACCCGCTTGCACAGGCCCTGGCGCACTGCTTCGTCAAACTCGATCCGGTGCAGCGAATACGGCTTCTTGCCGGCACGGATGTCTTCGATCAGCTCAGAGAACGGATTATCAATGCTGTTGTGCGTCGAGATCACCGCCACCGAACCGCCCCAGATCAACAGCGCGAATGCCGCCTTGAGCAGTTCCTGCAGATTCGGATGGAACGCCGCCTCGTCGATGATCACGCGGCCCTGCTTACCGCGCAGGTTCGAAGGACTCGACGACAGCGCCGTGACGCGATAGCCGGAAGAAAAATTGATGCGGAAGGTCAGAATGTCGCGATCTTCATCCTGCAGAACCAGCTCCTCGACTTCGGATGCGGCGAGATTGTAGTGCTTGGCCCAGAACGCGCAGTCGCGGATGAATTCCTGCGCCATGTCCTTGTTGTAGCCGATGTACCAGGTATCGGTGCCGTGCGCGGCGGCCGCCTGCAGCGCCGAGTCGGCCGCTTCGCCCCAGGATAGGCCCACACGGCGCGACTTTTCACAGACCTTCACCGGCGAATTGTCGGCGATCCATTTCTGCTGGTAAGGAAGAAGAACGGCGTCCGTCATTCCGCGATCCTTTTCCAGAAGGCGCAGGCGGCGCGCGCCGCGACATTGAACGCAGCCGTGCCGAACGCAAAACCGAAGCCCATCACGAAACCGGTAAGAAGCGCGATCGTCATTGCGCGATCCCGAGTATGCTTTTCTTGATACTGTCGATCGTCTCCGGCGTAAGCCCTGCACTCTTGGCAATGCTGGCGACCTCGGCCGCCGCCTCCTTTGCTTTCGCCTTCACCTTGCTGCGAAATTCCTTCACATTGGTCGATGAAAAACCTGATTCAATCGCAATGCTGGCCAGCTTGGCGAAGCCGATCTTCGGATCTTCCTCCATGTTCATCAGCATGGAGAAAGTCTTTTCCTGAATCACGCGCAAGAGCGCATCGCCCAGCGCATTCTCATCGTCTGGCACCGCCTTGGCAATCGCCTCGGCCTGTTCGGTCGCCAGTTTGACAGCTGCCAGCTTTGCCTCGAATTGCGAGCCGTAGCGATGCAGGCTTGATTTACTGATGCCGTAGCCCTTGGCCTTCAGCTCATCGGCCAGCAGCTCGTAATCGGCAAAATTGCCATCGATGAGCGCCTGGTCAAGCCATTCCTTGACCGCTTTCGGCAGACCGGCCACTTTCGAGCGCGGCGCCATTAGATGCTCCCTACCAAGTGAAGCAGCACGCCAGTCAGCAGCGCCCCGGCACCGACGCCGAGCAAGAAGCCGATAGTCATGCCGCGTAGGATGTTGCACACCTTACAGATTGTCGATATTGGCAGCAGCACCCTGCAGGCGATCGCAAACAGAGCATCCGCAAGGCGGCGATAGGCGCGCTTGACCGCATACCCCCTCCAAGATAGAAGAAAAGCGAGTAACAGAACCGACAGAGCCATCATCGGAACAATTGCTGCTGCAATATGCCGCATCATCTATACCCTCCGCTTACCAGTACTTCTGCGGGCGCGCGATACCCGGCTCGCAATCGACCGTGTATTCGACCACGTCGATCCCGGCGCGCGTGAGCTTGGCCGTCCACTGCGGGCTATTGCGTCCATGGATTTCCACTAACTCGCGTTCCTGCAGATAGTCGAGTTCGCGCCGCAGCTCCAGCTGGGTAATCTTGACCGTGTCGGCCAGCGCCGTGAGCAGCAGCGCTTCGCCTGCACCAAGCGGACGTGCACATTCGAGACATTGAAGAATCAGCCAGCGGTTGGTCTCGCGCCGCGCCTTGTCCAGATCCGGTTTATTCATTATTTTTTGTCCTTAAAAACTGGTAGATAGTGTTTGCCAGCCCATCGAATTTTGCATGCAGCGTCATCTCCGAGCGGATCGCATCTTCGCGCTTGACGTACTTGTCCGGCAATTCCGCTTTCAATGTCAGCAGTTCGCGCTCCTGCGCTTTTTGCTGCTGTTCGATTGCATGGAAGCGTTCGCTGTTGCGATTGTCCGACTCGGTACGCGATTGCTCCAGGTTCTCGAAGCGCACTGCCAGGCTATTGTTAAATTGCCGCACCATTACGACTACGAGCGCCCAGAAAGCGCTGATCAAGGACAGGACTAGGCCGATCGCCTTCCAGATATCGATATTGACGATCATTTGCCGGTTTTCCCTTCGACGTATTCAATGTGATCGAGCAGCGCATTTACCTGCTGCTCTAATTTTTGGCAGTAGGCGCCGTATTCTTCATGGTGGCCGAGGATACGTTCGGCAGTGACGGCGCTGCGGCTAAAGGGGTCGGCCGCACAGGCCGCATCCGCAGCTCCGCCGACAGCGGCGCCGGCGCCTGGCACTGAATAGCCAATGGCGCGGTTGTAGTCGCACACCCAGCCATTAGTGACGGTCCAATCAGGCACATGCAGTAAAGCAGTGCCCGGCTTTTCACGATAGAGCGTGGAGACATCGGTCTTCCTTTCCTGAAGTTGCTTGTTCAATGCATCGGTGCGTGCATTCGCCGCTATCAGCTGCTCGGACAGATAGGTGATGTTTCGAGCCTGAGCATCCAGCTTTTGTTTCTCGGCCGCTTCGGCACGTGCGGCTTCTTCCCGCTGATCCGCCGTGATTTTTGCTATCGCAGCGACGTGGTCCGCATTGAGCTTCGAGATGACGCGGTCCTTTTCAGCGGTTGCGCGCGCATAACCGGCTGCATCGATCGCCTCGATGCCACGCGTGATTTCCCAGCCGATGCCGCCCACGACGGCGGCGATGAAAACGAATTTGAGCCACGCTGAAGAAAGCGCCGTGCGGATTGCCGCGAAAGTCAGCATCACTTGGCCTCTTCGCTCGTGCCGGCCTGCATGCTGCCGTACTTCATCGAAATCAGCTTATGCGCCGCCGAGGAAGCGCCGACGATGCCAAGATAGATAAACCATATCTCCGGCGAGTCGGTTCCCTTGTAGACTTTCCAGACGAATCCCAAGGTCGCGGCCAGGAAGGCGATGTTCGACCACAGCTTCGTATGAGAAAGCTCTCCGCTGCCTTCGCTGTTAATCAGTTCCTTGATCATGGCCGGCCTCATGCTTTGACGGAGCGCTTATGCCGGCGCTGGTTGCGATGCTTGCGTGCGATTCGCTGTTGCGCCACCATCGTGACGCCGGAGCCCTTGCGGCCCATCAGAAGGCCGGTGAATGGATGTGGCCGGCCATTGAACAATCCCTTCCTGGTCTTTTTGCTGGCGACGGCGGACGGCGATGGGATCGCTTGCGCAGACATGGCGGGGCCGAACATGGCAAGAGCCATTGCGCCCACTACGAGCATCCTGGGGCGGTTAAACATTCTTCACCCCCAGAAACAGCGCACGCTCATCCTCGCGGCGGGCAGTCAGCCCGGCCGCCACCTTCAGGCAATTGCACTTCGGATCGCGGTACTTGTTCCAGCGCGGGAACTCGTCGGCTGCACCGCGCCGGTCGCCGGCATTCAGCTTGCGCAGCAAAGTGGAATCAGCAAAATCGCCGGGCACGCCGTCTGCCTTGCCGGCGCCGATGTTCAGCACCAGGCAAACTAGCGCATCGAATTCATTCTGCGCCAGTTCAACCTTAACCATCTGCTTGATGGTGTTTTCGGCGTGCCAGTTGTCCTGCCTGAGCAGCCGGTCTGCGGTGAACGCATCGATCTCGGCCGTGAGCATGTAAGTGCCGGCCGCCATGATGCGATGGCCCCAGCCGATGGTCCAGAAGCCGGCATCATCCTTGTATGCGCGGGCGGCGAAGCCATGCGGAGAAACGTCGGGCGGGCCTTTCTCGTATTTTTTTTCAAGCGCCAGCCCGGCGTCGGAAATGTGGAGTGTATCGTTCAAGGTGCCTCTCGCAGGTAGAGCGACGGCACCTCAAGCCTGCAATGTGCAGGCATGCAATGATGCTCGTCATGCGGCGAGAGTACGCGCGCGCGTGACGAGAGCTGATTAAAACGTTTTAGTTAATTCTTTGAGGAAGCTCTTTGCCTGTTGAATCGAATGGCCTGTAGTTGTTGATTGCCTGGACCTGATACCAAGTACCAAATAAATTGAATGACTTAAGGCTTGGCGCGCCCAGTGATTGATTCGGTTCTTTGAATGCCTTCATGCCGGCTTCCATTAACGCTACCGCATTGACATTGATGCCATTGGCGCGTGCTTGCTTCGCGTGATAGTAAGCGACATTGGCGATATCTTTTTCTGTAGCCTCAAAAAATTTGGAAGCATCGAATAACACAAGTGCGGTATGTTTAACAATCGGATCAGAGGGATCAACTTCTTTCCCGGATTCAGCGACTACCAATCCATATGCAGAAGTCGCTTTAAGTTCGGCCAAAGCTGCAGCTGTTCCTTTTGCTCGTGCGTTGTGTTCGGAATTGCCGCATGCCGATAAAGTAACTAAGAGCGCTACCAGGATTATTTTTCTCATTTCTCCCTCTCTATCGTTGTCGAGGCCACACCACGCGGCCCATGATTTGCAGTTCGTTCAGCCTGTCGCCGCTGAGCGTCTCACTTCCATATTCTTTGTTATCTGACTTGATGGTGACCGAGCCGTCCAAGTTGTGCTGCACCCGCTTGAACAACAGGTTTGCACCGACGCGGATGACATATACGGCAGAAGCGTCGAGCCGGTTTTGCCGCAAGTCAACCAAGGTCAAATCACCGTCGAAGTAAGTGGGCGCCATTGAGTCGCCGCGCACTTCCGTCAGCGCAATATCTCCATGCTTGATGCCAAGCACACGGCTCAGCCATTCTTTCTTGAATGCAAAGTAATCGACGATCTGATCGCTTTCAATGATGACGCCATGCCCGGCCGAGGGACGCACCGCACTGCGCGGCACTAACTGATAGTTCGCCAGGGCGAGCTGCTCGGCGCGCTCAGGTGAGACGTCGGCATCCACTGAAAACGTATCCGGCAGCCGTTCCTTGAAGCGCTCCATGAGTTGATCGGCGGTAAGCCGTTCGGCAAATGCTGCCTCCTGCATTTCATGCAGCAGACCGCGTCCGATGGACGAATATTTCAGCGCCACTTCGGTTGCAGCATATGAGGCATCGCGCAAAACTGAGGTATCTACACTTCCCGTGAATACCCATCTGAAATCCACATTGCGTGAACTCAATACCTCAGTGAGCTTGTCATAGGGCACTGATCCGGACTTCTTTCGATTGGAGTAGGCCGTTGGCGATATTTCCAAAATCGAGGCGAGTTCGGCGTCGCTCGTCACTTTTAGTGCGATTTTCGCCCTGGACATCACTTCTTCAAATTTATTTTCACTTTTCATGGATTGAGGTCTTGCTAGTTCATTTTTTGTGGATTATGATGTTCTCAGTTATTCACACATATTCATTTTTATACACAAAAGATGGTCAGCATAGCACCAGTCAAGACGCGGGAACAAGTGAAAGCGGAATTCGCTCGTCGCGGAATCTCGGTCCGGTCATGGGCGTTGGCCAACAAATTCAGCCCCTCGCTGGTGCATGAAATCCTGGAAGGAAAAAAGGAACGCAAGTGCCTGCGAGGACAGAGTCACAAGATCGCCGTTCGCCTCGGCTTGAAAAAAGGCGAAATCACGAACTCAGTTAAGCACGCACTCTAAGGGGAGAAAAGCATGGATTTCTGCAAGGTACGGGCAAGCCGCCCGCACTCCGCCGGCGCATGGGCGGAGAGCCGTCAAGCCACAGCCGGAGCCGCTGCATGAGCGCCGACAAAGGCTATACCAATGAAGCCCAGCAGCGCCTGCTCAAGCTCGTGATGCTGCTCGGCGAAGACGTGGTGACCGGCTTTTCGCCGGCCCAGATCGCCAAGGCACTCAACGTGCCGCCTCCCTACGTCACCCGCGACCTCGACAACCTGAAAACGGCCGGCTGGGCCATCCAGCAGGAAGAAACCGGCCGCTGGATGCTCGGCGCCAAGCCGGGCGCCCTGGGCGTCAAGGTCATGGCTTCCATCGACCGCGCCGAACGCAAGGTTTCCGAAGCGCGCAACCGCTTTACCCGCAACCTCGATTAAAGGAGCAACTCAATGCCTCGCCAAAAAGCACCCAAAGCTGCACAGCACGACAACATCGATGACCAGGCGCTCAAGCAGGGAACGCAATCGCTGGTCGTCGTCTCGCAGAACGCCGCCGCCGTCGCGGAGATGGTCGGTTACGACCTTCCTTACAACCGCGAGCGGATCGTCCAGGAGGCGCGCTTCTACATGGGACAGTCTGCCGAAGCGATGCTCGAAGCCGGCAAGCGCTTCCTGGTTCTGAAGGAAAACGAAGACCACGGCTCATTCCTGGAGGTGGTCGAGCAGCAGCTCGGCATGGAAGTGCGCGTGGTGCAAAAGATGATGCAGGCCGCCGCCAAGTACCTGACCAACCCGGCGCTCGGTTCAAATGCGAAAGCGCTTTCGCATTTGGGTAAAACCAAGCTGTACGAAATGATGGTCATGGACGACGACTCGCTGGCAGAACTGGCCGAAGGCGGCACCGTCGCCGGCCTGAAGCTGGACGACGTCGAGCGCATGTCCACCCGCGAACTGAAAGCCGCGCTGCGCGAGGCGCAGGCGACCGCCGAAGCCACCGACCGCGTGCTGTCACAGAAAAACAAGAAGATCGACCAGTTGCAGGCCACGCTGGAGCGCAAGAAAGCCGAATCCTCGCCGGAAGAATGGGCGTGGGGCCCGCACCGCCGCGCGCTGCTGGATGCCGGCGAAAGCATCGCCAACTTTGCGCAGACCGAACTGCGCCGCGCCATCCTCGACATCCGCGAAATGGGCGATTCCGAGGGCGGCATCCCCGAAGATATCGATGCGCTGCAGGGCGCGGTCCTGTCCTCGGTGATGCAGTCCCTGGTGGCCATCCAGAACGACTATGGTCTGCAGGTGGATCTGGAAAGCATCGTGGTGCCGCCGTGGTCGCAAGGCGACAAGTCTCCGAAAGCAGCCTGAACGCGAGGACGCTATGCGCCACGATCTGCCCATACAAGACACGCTGCGCGCCCTCGGCGCCGCGCTGCAGGCCGCCAGGCACGGCGAAGGCGCGGCCCTGGTCGAGCGCGCGGCGAAAGACCTGTCGCTGTCGAAGGCGTCGATCTTCCGCAAGCTCAAGGAACTCGGCATCGATTTCGGCCGCAAGCAGCGCGCCGACAAGGGAACAAGCGGCCTGACGCGTGAGGAAGCGCAAACCATTTCCGCTTATTTGATGGTCGGCACACGCGGCAACGGCAAGCGCATCGTGAGCATCGAGCAGGCGCTGGCCGACCTGCGCGCCAACGGCAAGATCGCTGCGCACAGCATTGATGCAGCAACCGGCGAAATCACGCTGCTGTCGCCGGTCACCGTCACGCGCAAGCTGCGTGAATGGGGCCTGCATCCGGATCAGCTCAACCGGCCGGCGCCGCATGTCGAGATGGCTAGCCTGCATCCGAACCATGTCTGGCAGATCGACGCCTCGGTGTGCGTGCTGTTCTACCTGCCCAAGCGCGGCCTGCAGGTCATGAACGAAAAGGAGTTTTACAAGAACAAGCCGCAGAACTTCAAGAAGATCGAAAACGACCGCGTCATCCGCTACGTCAGTACCGACCACACCACAGGCACGGTGCAGTTGCGCTACTACGCAGGCGCCGAGACCGGCCTGAATCTGGCCGATTTTTTCATCCACTGCATCCAGCCAAAGGGGCATGAGCAGGAGCCGATCCACGGCGTGCCGTTCATCCTGATGGACGACGCCGGCAGCGCCAATACCAGTCACCTGTTCAACAACCTGCTGGAACGGCTGCACGTGCGGCACCTCACTCATGCACCGGGCAATCCGCGCGCCTCCGGCTCGGTCGAGCGCGGACAGAACCTGGTCGAGTGCCATTTCGAATCACGCCTGGGCGTGGGCCGCCAGGTCGAATCGCTGGACGAACTCAACGAACTGGCCGGCACCTGGATGCGCTGGTTCAACAGCGCCAAAAAGCATAGCCGTCACGGCCATACCCGCTACGGTCTGTGGCAGACCATCCGCGCCGAGCAGCTGCGGGTAGCGCCGTCACGCGAAGTTTGCCAGCTGCTGCTGTCGACACGCCCGGAAACGCGCAAGGTGGACGACAGCTTGCGCATTTCCTACGCGATGAAGGGCCAGCCGTCGCGGCAGTACTCGGTTGCGCATATCCCGAACGTACTGGTCGGCGAAAAGCTGACCGTCTGCATCAACCCTTACGCGGTTCCGGCCATCAACGTGATCGAACGCGACGCCGACGGTCAGGAGATTTACTTCGAATGCCAGCCGTTGGAAGTCAACGACTACGGATACACCGAGCACGCGGTCGTGATCGGCGAAGCCTATCAATCGCAGGCCGACACCCCGGCCGACACGGCGCGCAAGAACGCCGTCAAGGAAGCCTACGGCGTCGCCACGCTGGAAGAGGCAGAAGCGAAGAAACGGGCCAAGGCGCGGCCATTCGCCGACGTCGACGCGGTCGCCTATCTGAAGGAAGAAACGGTGGTCTCCTACGCGGCACGCAAGGGAACCGACATGGGCATCGCCTCGCCCCGCCTGGAAGAAAAACCGTGGACGCATACCAAGGCGGCGATGGAGCTGGTGCGGCGCGGCGTCACGATGACGGCAGAGCGCCACCGGCTGATCGCGCAATGGTATCCGGATGGCGTGCCCGAATCCGAACTGGATGCCCTGCAGGGCCGGCTTGCCTCGCGGCCGAATCTGCGAGCGGTGTCCTGACCAACTGCTTAATCCACCCGGAGGAACTCAGTGAAAACCCTGTTGAACGCGATCGAAAAAAACCAGACCGATCTGGCGCGCTTCTGTGAGGTCAGCACCGCGACGATCTCGCTGGTTGCGACCAAAGGCCAATGGCCCAAGCGAAACCCGGAACAGCTTCGGGCGCAAATACAAAGCTTTTTTACCCGGCATGGCCTGATGGATGAGGTCATTGAACAAGCCGTGCCGGAAATAAAAACCGGAGAAGAGGCGGCAACCTCATCTCCGGCCATGCAGCACCCCACTACCAACTCGACAGCAATGGAGGACTCCATGTTACTGCAAAACGAAACCTTGACACCAGCCGCGCGCCGCCACTTCCACCTGCCGCGCAATCCATTCGCCGACGACATAGGCTCGCACGAGGATGTGTTCTTGTCGCCGGATATCCGCTTCTGCCGCGAGGCGATGTGGGACGTCGCCAAAAACGGCGGCTTCTGCGCGCTGGTCGGCGAGTCCGGCAGCGGCAAGAGCACGCTGCGCGAAGAAATGTTCGAACGCATCAACCGCGAAGGCGCGCATGTGATCGTGATCGAGCCCTATGTGCTGGCGATGGAAGACAACGACGTCAAGGGCAAGACGCTTAAATCGTCACAGATCGCCGAAGCGATCATCCGCACGCTCGACCCGACCTCCAGCCCGAAGCGTACGCCCGAGGCGCGCTTCCGCCAGCTGCACGATCTGCTCAAGGCGTCCTACCGGGCCGGCAACACGCACGTGCTGCTGATCGAGGAAGCGCACAGCCTGCCGATCGCCACCTTGAAGCACCTGAAGCGCTTCCGCGAGCTGAAGGACGGATTCGCACGCCTGCTCGGCATCCTGCTGATCGGGCAGCCTGAACTGAAGATCAAGCTGTCCGCGCATAACCCGGAAGTGCGAGAAGTTGCACAGCGTTGCGAAATCGTCGAGCTGGTGCCGCTGGACCGGCACCTGGAAGACTACGTGGCGCACAAGCTGGCGCGCGCCGGAGCCAAAACGCCCGATGTGTTCGACGAAGATGCATTCGACGCCATCCGCGCCAAATTGACCAGGACCATGCGCGGCGGCCGGACGGACAGCATCGCCGCCCGCTCGATCTGCTATCCGCTGGTAGTCAACAACCTGATTGCACGCGCGATGAACAACGCCGCCATGATCAGCGCCCCCAGGGTCAATGCCGACCTGATCCAGGAGGCCCTATGAAAATCTGCCAGCTGATGGAGGATTACCAGAACGGCGACCGTGAACCGGTTTCCGGCCCGCTCGACTACCTGCAGGCGCTGGCGCTGGTGCAGATGAACCGCAAGCTGCAGGAAGCGTTGAAGGATGTAATCGACGCGCGCACGCCGGATGAAAACGGAAAGGTGAAAACGCTTTCCGAGCAAGCCAAGGCGCATTACTTCGCCTGCAGTGTGCTGGCCGAAGCGGAGCTGCTGTGATGCGCGCAGATGAGGTTTGCGTGCTGCTGGCTGCAGCGGCGGCCTTCAGCGGCAATGGCGGGCTGGCGCTGATGATGATGTGCTGCGCCTGGGTTTTTGCGCGATAGGAGGCCGCATGGGATCGATAGAAGTGGGCCAACGCTGCGCCGGATTCGAAAAAGTCACGCGCATCTGCGGGAACTGTCATTTCGAGAAGCGCGAGCGCGACGAACGCCGCGACCGCACCGACCGCAGCTGCAGCAAGCATGGCTGGTTTGTGCTGATGAGCAGTACCTGCCGCGACCATCAATATAAACAAAAGGGAGGCTGGAATGCCGTTGCCAAATCTGGATCTTGAGCTGCTCTACTGGCGCGCCCGGCGCCGGCTGCAGCGCCTGCGCTGCGCCTGCCGCGCAAGGATGTCGCACGCGCGCGCCCAGGCGCATCTGCAGTACCTGCATCACTTCGGACGGCTTCCCGAACAGCCGCAGCCGGAAGAAACGTTTCTGTTCCGCGCCATGTGGGCACTGGTGATTGCCGGCACGGTAATGGTGGTGGCCATCGAAGCAGCGGGAGAAGAGACGGTCATGGCCAGAATCGATGCCGCACTGTCGCTGCCGCAGAACCTGCCGGGCCGTGCTTCGCCCGCGAACCTGTCCGCCGATACCGAGCCCATCAAGGGCTGCCGGCGTCCGCAAGCGTAAGGGGACGGCATGCGCATGAACTGTCCTGCCTGCGGCGCCGAATTCACGCTCGACGTGTTGATTGCGCACGAAGGCGCGCGTGAGGCACTGGTCGAAGCAATGGGCATGAACCTCACGCTCGGCAAGCTGCTGGTGCAATACCTGGCGCTGTTTCGTCCGCCGAAGCGGCAGCTGACGATGGACCGCGTCGCCGCGATCTTGCGCGAAATCAGCCGCGACATCAAGGCTGCGCAGATCACTCGCCACGGCCGCGTCTGGGCGGTGCCACTGGAGAGCTGGAAGTGGGGGCTGGAAGAGATCGTCGCCAAGAAAGCCAACCTGACGCTTCCGCTCAAGTCGCACGCCTACCTGCACCAGATGCTGATCGCGGCCGCCGACAAGATCGAGGCCGATGCGGAGCGCCGCACCGAAGACCGCCGCCGCTCGACCGGGCTGCAGCCTGGCCAGGCAGTGGCGGTCCGCAGCGAGGCGCCGGCCGCCGTGCAGAACGCCTTGCAGCACTTCGTGAAGTCCGAAGTGCCCGCAGAGGCGCGCAACCTGATCGATCAACTGAAACGACAAAACAAGGGGAAGTGATGCCAACGCCGACACACGATCAACTGCTCGCCGTACTCGCCCGCGACCACATCGGCCGCGCCAACAGCATCAGCGGCAAAGCGCTCGCTGCCCAGTTCGGCATCCAGCCGCGCACGGTGCGCGCGCTGGTGCTGAAGTTGCGCGAAAACGCGATCGCCGTGTGCGGCCGCCCGGACACGGGCTATTTCATCGCGCAGACGCCGGAAGAAGTAGATGCGACCTGCAAGCTGCTGGAGTCCCACGCGCTTCACCAGCTGGCGGTCGCCGCGCGCATGCGCAAAACCACGCTGCCGGATTTGCTCGGGCAGCTTCATCTGAAAACCTGAGAGGAAAACAACAATGACAACCCTGCTGGACATTGAAGTCAAAACCCGTCATTACGCAAAGAGGCATGACGCATTGACGTACATCGTGCGCGAGCTGGATAACGAAATCAAGCGCATCCAAAACCGTTACATGAAAGAGATCGCCAAGCGCGCATCGGCAACGAAGGAAGCGCGTGCCGAGCTGGCCGCCGCGCTGGAGCAGGCAAAGCCGCTGTTTGCCAGGCCGCGTACGCAGGTCTTCGACGGCGTCAAGGTCGGCTTCCAAAAAGGCAAAGGCAAGATCGTGTGCGCCGATGAAACCAAAACCGTGCAACTGATCTACAAGCATCTGCCGGAGCATGCCGCCACGCTGGTGCGCCAGATCGAAAGCCCGGTGATGGATGCACTCAACCAATTGCCGGTAGCCGAATTGAAGCGCATCGGCTGCACCGTGACCGAAGCGAGCGATTGTGTCGTCATCGCTCCCGCCAAGAGCGATGTCGACAAGCTGGTCAAGTCGATGCTCAAAGAGGGAGCCGAGGAAGAATGAAAACCTGCCTGCTCAATTTCCAGGCCGCCTTCGCACCACTGGTGGAAGCCGGCGTCAAGCCGCATACGATCCGCGCGCGGCGCGCCGACGGCCGTGATCCGCTGCCGGGCGACATGCTGCATCTGTACACCGGGCTGCGCGCTAAAGGGGCACGCCTGCTGCGGCGCGAAGCCTGCGAATACACGCACGAGATCACGATCCAGCCCAGCGTCGGCAACATCCACAATGTGCTGCTTGGCGGATGGTTGCTCGATCAGCACGAAGTCGAGCAGCTCGCCAGCGCCGACGGCTTTACCAATGCGGAAACTTTCGTGCAGTACTTTTCCAGGCAATACGGCTTGCCGTTCTCCGGTCTGCTGATCGGCTGGATGCCCACGCCTACTTACGTGACGAGGCATTGACATGGATAAAGATGTTGCACTTGAAAAGATTATGAAGTGTCTGCGGCTCTCAAAATCTGCCAATGAACATGAAGCTGCTGCAGCGTTACGCCAGGCGCAGAAGCTGATGGAGCTGCATCGCCTGAATGAAACGGACTTGTTGGCTGCAGGCGTCAGCGAGTCGGAGATCAAGGCCGGCGCACGCTTCAAGCCTGTTGCCTGGGAATCCGGTCTCGCCACTTTGACCGCCAAGGCATTTGGCTGCCAGGTGATTTTCAGTAATGGCTGGAAATCAGGAAGCTGGAAATTCATCGGTGTAGCCGCAAATCCGGAGGTCGCCAAATACGCCTTCACCGTTCTTCTTCGCCAAGTCAAAAAGGGCCGAGTGGATTTCGTGAAGCGCGAATGCAAGCGGCTGGTGCCTAGCAGCCGTACGCGCCGCGCCGATTTGTTCTGCGACGCCTGGGTAAATGCGGTGAGCGACAAGCTGATTGCATTTGCTGGGCAAGAAGGCGATAGCGCTGCAGTAGATGCCTACCTGTTGAAGACCTATCCGCAGTTGAGCAAATTCACGCCGCGTGACCGGAATGAAGACCGCTCGCTGCGCAACAAGGATTGGGATGCCGTCGCGGCTGGTAGAAATGCAGGACGCAACGCGGACCTTCATCGCGGAGTAAATGGGCAAGCAGATCAAAAGCGCATCGAAAATGGAGCTGCGGAATGAAGCATACCTGCCACTGGCCCGGCTGCCAGCAAAACGTTCCTCCTGCGATGTGGGGATGCAAACCGCACTGGTTTCGGCTCCCGATCATGCTGCGCAAGCGGATCTGGGATGCCTATGTACAGGGACAGGAAATTTCCAAGACGCCGTCGCCGGCATATCTGGCAGCGGCGAAAGATGCGCAAGCATGGATTGCGCTACACGGAGGCAAATGATGAAGCCTGAAACCGCCGACAAAATCCGCGAGCGCGAGATCCGCCTGATCCACGTCGCCAAGCGCGAACTGGGCATGGAAGACGACACGTACCGCGACATGCTGTTTGCGGTCGCGCGCGTGCGCTCGGCCGCCGAGCTGGACTTCACCGGGCGCAAGAAGGTGCTGGACCACATGAAGGCATGCGGCTTCAAGGTCAAGACGGCGGCGCCGGCCAACAAGCATGCCGCCGACGGCCGCTACCGGAAGATCCGTGCGCTGTGGTCGCAACTGCACATGATGCGGGCAGTTGAAAAAGATAGCGACCAGGCGGTGCGCGCCTACATCAAGCGCACTACCGGAAAGGATGATTTCCAGTTCCTCAACCAGCACCAGGTCGCCACCGTGATCGAAAGCCTGAAAAGCTGGATCGCACGCCTGGAGCAGAACCGCGATGCCGTGTTGAAGCAGGAGGAAGCCCATGTCTAGCCATCTCATCCTGGATGACGCCTACCCGGAAGTGCTGGCCGACATCGCGCGCGAGATCCACCGGCAGCTGATGGAAGATCCGCGCACGAAGCTGCCGCACCCGGTCGCGGCCGAAATGGCGCTGTCGGTGGCCGAGCACGTGCGCAAGAACATCGGCGGCGTGAACGTCTACATTCCGCGCGGCCATGTGTATGAGGCCACGCAGCGCGAGCAGCAGATCTATGCCGAATTCAAGGGTGACAACTATCACCAACTTGCGCGAAAATGGCAACTGACCGAAATGCGGATTCGCCAGATCATCGAGAAGGTTGGCCAGATCGAGCGCGCGAAGCGGCAACGCAGCCTGTTCGATGCTGCGTAAAAACGGCCGCTAAACCGTTTTCAGAGTCCCAGCTGGTAAGAAGGCGCGCCGATCGAATTTAAAAGCCGCCATGCGCGTTTATAAACAGCCGTAAAAACTTTATAGTCCGCTTGCTCCCCGGCATTTTCTTGAATTTCAGAAAATCCATCATCACCCCCTCCGTTTTAACCTGCCGTTTCTCCCTCCTGCCATAGAAGCGAACGCGCTTTCGCAATTTACTAAAACGTTTTAGTAAGGCCGGCCTCGCGCGATCCGGATACTCGCGGCATGGATACCAACACCGCGCCCCTCAATTCGACTAGGACGATCAAGCCGATCGAAATCTTCAAGCCCGGCACCTTCATCGCCGCCAACGGCACGAAGCACACGTTCACCGCCGCGCAGCTGCAGGAGATGGTCGATTCGTACAACCCGGACTTCGCCGATGCGCCGCTGGTGGTCGGCCACCCAAAGCTGAACGACCCGCGCTACGGACGCGCATCGCGGCTCTTCATCAACGACGCCGGCGTGGTGTGCGCCATGCCCGACGAGGTCTGCCCGGAATTCGCCGAGGCGGTCAATGCCAAGCATTACAAACGCATCTCGGCCTCGATCTATCTTCCGGATGCGCCGGGCAATCCAGTGCCGGGAAAACATTATCTACGCCACATCGGCTTTCTGGGCGGTGCCGCGCCGGCAGTCAAGGGATTGAAGGCGGTCGAATTTTCCGATTCTGCAGAAGGGATCGTGGAATTCGGTTACGACGACCGCGTGGTCGCACGCTTGTTCCGCCGTCTGCGCGACTGGCTCGTCGCCAAGGAAGGCCCGGAAAAGGCGCAGGAAGTCATCGCCGACTACGACCTGGACTACCTGACCGAATCGGCCATCCGCGAAGACATCGCCGAAACGGATGCGCAAGCCAACGCCGTGCCCGGATTTTCCGAAACCAACATCAACCAGGAGGAAGTCTTGAATATCGCCAAACAACAGGAAGCGCTCGATGCGCGCGCAGCCGAGCTGGAAAAGAAAGAAGCTGAGCTGGCCAAGAAAGAAGCCGCTGCCCGCAAGGCTGGCCATGCCGATTTTGCAGAAAGCCTGTGCGTCGAAGGCAAGCTGCTGCCGGCGCAGAAGACGGTCGTGGTCGAGATCCTGAATCAGCTCGATGCCGCCAACCAGGTGGCCGATTTCGCCGAGGGTGATGCCAACCACGGCAAGACCGGAATCGACCTGTTCAAAGGCTATCTGGCCGCGCAGCCCAAGCAGGTGGAATTTAACCGCGTCAGCCAGCCCGGCGGCACAGCTGCGGCAGGCACTGCTGATTTTGCCGCCCCGGCCGGCATGCAGGTTGACCAGGAGGGACTGGAAAAGCTGGCCAAGGCGCAAGCCTATATGAAAGAGCATCCCGGCACCGACTTCATTGCGGCTGTGCAGGCGGTCGAGGCGGCGTAACCGGGCAGTTTGGATAAGAGCGAGAGGAAATCAATGAACTTGGCTTTATTAGGGATGCACCTGATTCTTACGGCGATTTTTCTGACTTTCGCCTGTGCGGGATTTACTGCATCGGTCCTGGCCACGGCGGGTGGACCGGAGGGCGGCTCTGACCATCAAGCAGCTAAAGGTTTTCTTGCAATTACGATCGCCAATGTTATTGCGGCCCTGCTTTCATGGCTCGTTCCGGCAGTGTACTTGAGTTGGGTATGGCTTGGCGTCGTGGCGATGATCGCCGTCATGGTCATGTATTACCGCTACGTGATTTACCGGTAACCGATTTCACACGAATCAACTTTTGAATCAATAGGAGAAGCACATGAGCAAGCAAGGAATTTCACTGTTGACCCTGAAGGTCATCGCCGCCGGCGCGCTGTTTGCGAATCGCGCCGTCACTGCCGCTGGAGCGCATGCCGCCACCGATGTCTACGGCATTACCGCCGCTGCCGCATCAGCAGCAGGCGAAGCCGTTCCGGTCGACGTGGCCGGCGCGGTGGCCATCGAAGCAGGCGATGTGATCCCGGCCGGCACCAAGTACGTGATCGCAGATGCGCAAGGCCGCGCGATTCCGGGCGGCGCCGCAGCAGCCAATGCCGTGCTGGGCAAGCTGGTGCCGGGGCAATCCGCTTCGGCTGCAGGCGAATTCGTCCAGGTCTTGCTGTCGCTGAACATCTAAGTCAGCGCCGGCCGTCTACTTTACCGAAAATAGGAGAACACTCTCATGTTGAACGCAGCGCAAGCACGGGTCATCGACCCCATCCTGACCACCTTCGTGCGTGGTTACAGCAATAACGATTACGTGGGCCAGCTCCTGTTCCCATCAGTTCCGGTCAATGTCAACGGCGGCCAGGTGATCGAGTTTGGCAAGGAAAGCTTCATCCTCTACGACACCCAACGTACGCCAGGCGGCGCCACCCCGCGCATCGAATTCGGTTTTCTGGGCCGCCCGTATGCCTGCGAGAATCATGCGCTCGAAGCGCTGGTGCCGGATGAAATCAACCGCGACGCGGCGCAAGTGCCGGGTATCGAAATGGCGAAAGAGTCGGTCGGCCTGGTGTTCGACTCGATGTCGCTCAAGCTCGAATGGCAGCAGGCTTCGGCCGCGCGCAATGCGGCAAATTACGCCGCCTCCAATAAAGGCGCATTGAGCGGCACCACGCTCTGGAGCGTCTCGACCGGCACGCCGAAAGCTGACGTCGATGACGCCAAGGCCGCGATCCGCGCCAAGACGGGCAAGATGCCGAACGTCATGATCCTGCCGCCGCTGGGCATTGCCAAGCTGGGCAATCACCCGGATATCCAGAATCAATTCAAGTACACCGGATCAAAATCGATCACCGCCGCCATGCTGGCCGAGTACTTCCAGGTTGAAACCGTCGTCGAAGGCAATGCAGTGTATGTCAACAACCTGAACGGCGATTTTCTGGACGTCTGGGGCAACGACTGCGTGCTGGCCTATGTGCCGCAGAACTTCCGCTCGCAGAAAGCGCCGTCCTACGGCTACACCTATTCGCTGGCCGGCCATCCGAACGTCAAGACGCCGTACCGCGACGAGAACCGCGAATCGTGGGTCTACGGCGTCAAGCATGAGCGCACGCCGGTCATCGCCGGCGCGGGTGCCGGCTTCCTGTTCCAGAACGTGTTCTGACCGGATTAACGAATAACCCCTGAAGCGAGGCAGCAGCACGGAGGCCCTGAAATCGTCAGGGCCTCCGCTGGGCCGGATCAAATACAAACCAAGGAAAACATCATGGCAGAAAAACAGTACATCGTCGTTACACCGCTCAAGCTGGCGGGTGCCAAAAAAGGCGAATTCGAGCGGGCGCAGCCTGGCAAGACCGTCACGCTGGATGAAACAGTCGCCGCGCCCTTGATCAAGTGCGGCGCCATCCGCGAGCCTGAAGTGATCGAGCAAGAAGCAGCGAAAAAGTAACACACGTGAGAGGAAGGCCGCATACGGTCCGAATATGCGGGGAAGAAGGCGCGGCGCCGGGCACCAGCAGGAAATAGCGCCGTGCACCATTTTGCACCGTTGAACGAGGACACCTGATTTTATGAGCTACGCCACCCCGCAAGACATGATCGACGAATTCGGCATCCGCGAGATGCAGATCATCGGCGACCCGGACGGGGCCGGCGTTGTTGACCAGGTGCGCGTTCAGAACGCGTTGGACAAGGCTTCCGAGCAGATTGATTTCTCCGCCGGACAGCGTTGTGCGCTGCCGTTGGCGATCACCTCGCCTTCGGCGGCGACTTTTTTGAAGCAGCTGTGCATGGACATCGCGCGCTACCGGCTGACTGGGGCGAGCGGCATCACGGCTACCGATGAAGTCAAGGACCGCTATAAGGAAGCGGACGCCAAGCTGGAGCGCATCGCCAGCGGCAAGATCTTGTTATGCCAGCAGACCGGCGCCGGCGGCATCGGCGCGCCGCAGGGACTTTCCCCGGAAAACCTGACAGCCGGCGAAGCATCGTGTGACGGCATCGACCGCGTCTTGACCAGGGACAGCCTGGCCGACTTCATGGGACGGCTCAAATGATCGGGCAGCTCGAAGACGCGATCATCGCGCGCATCAATGCCGCGCAGGCAGCGACGATCTGGCCGTACAAGATCATGACGGTCGAGAGTTACGGTGGCCAAATCAGCGAGGAGACGCAGTCGACCTTCCGCTTCCCCGCTGTTTTCGTTGCGTTCAAGGGCATGAAGCAAAAGCAAATGCTCGGCGAGCGCGATCGAGTGATGAACGTCGAGCTAGTGCTGTACGTCGCCGCGCGCAACCCGCGCAACGAGCGCGCCACGCGGCAAGGGGACATGCATGAGGTCGGCAGCTACCAGCTGGCGGAAGACATGATCGCGCTGCTGGAAAACCAGCGCCTGGGCATGCCGATGCACCGGCCGCTGATGGCGACCGGCATCGAGACGCTGTTCGTCGCGCGCAAGTCAGACGGTGCCAATGCGGAAAGCATCCTGGCCATCTCGTTCGAGTGCGACTTCGGCTGGCGCGCGGCGCTGCCGGAATGCGCGTTCGGCGGCACGCCGGAATTCCAGGCGCCGGCCGACGACTGGCTCAAGACCGGGCAAAGCTTCTATCTCAAGCCGGGCGACGATGTGGCCGACTTGAACGCAGAAACCATCCACGCCAACCCATAGAGGAAACCATGAACACGATTTACGTGAAAGCCGCAGAAGGCCGGAAAGTGCCGATGGAAGGACGGCCGCGCAACTACATTGCCGGCCCGCAGGCAGTGCAGGACAGCCACTACTACCGCATGGCGATCCGCGACTGGGATCTGCTGCAGTTGAGTCAAAAAGAGTGGGACGCCTTCGCCGCCGAGCGTGCGAAGGCGGAGGAAGCGCAGGCCGCCGCAGCGACCGTCGCGCAGAAGGCGGCGGACAAAGCCGCCAAAAGCGGCACTGCCGAATAAGCAGAAAAACATCCTTACATAGAGCGAAAGACAGATCATGGCGTCTAAAAACATCAGTTTCGAGAAAATCCCGTCGAGCATCCGCAAACCAGGTGTCTATGCCGAGTTCAATACACGCATGGCGGTGCGCAACCTGCCGGGCAACCGGCAGACCACGCTGATCGCCGCACAGAAGACGGCGGACGGCACCCTGGCAGCACTGACGCTGACCGATGTCTTTTCCGACGTCGAGGCAGCAACGCTGTGCGGCTACGGCTCGCAGGCGCACCGCATGGCGATGAAAGCTCTCCAGGCGAACCCGTACGCCAATATTTCCATCGTCGCCCTCGATGACGCGGCCGGTACCGCCGCCAGCTGGCCGGTTACGGCTGCCGGCGCGCCGACCTCCGGCGGCGTCTTCATGCTCGGCCTGAACGACGACAAGATCGAGATCGCCGTCGGCGTTACCGATACACCGACCTCGGTGGCAGCAGCGATCGTCGCCGCCGTCACAGCCAGACCGGAACTGCCGTTTACCGCAACCAATGCGCTCGGCGTGATCACGCTCACGGCCAAGAACAAAGGCACCGTCGCCAATGCCTTCAAGGTGACTTCTGCCGGCATCGTCCCAGGCATGACGTTGACGGTCGGCGCGCTGACTGCGGGCTCCATCGACCCGGACGTCACTGCCGCGCTGACCGCTGCCTTCCTCGGCGGCCACGACCAGGTCGTGATCCCCTACCGCGATGCGGACAATCTGACCGCGCTGCGCAACCACCTGGACAATGTGGGCAGCTACGCGGAGAAACGCTGGGCGCTGGGATTCACCGCTTCCAACGGCTCGCTGGCCGAGGCGACCACGCTGTCGGCATCGATCGATCACGGCTGGATCAATAACCCGTGGTGCCGCAACACGGCCACGCCGACGCTGGAGATCGCCGCCGCCTACGCGGCAACGATCGCTGCGACCGAAGATCCGGCGCTCGGATTCGACAACGTCGAGGTCAAGGGCATCGCTGTGCCGGCCGTTGCCGACCGCACCTCGCGTACCGAAGAGGAAAGCGCTTTGTACAACGGCGTGGCGCCGCTGAACGTTGGCCCCGGCGAGCGCGTGCAGATCGTGCGTGCGATTACCACCTACACGGTCAACGAGGCCGGTGTGCCGGATGTGGCGCTGCTCGACATCACCACGCCGCGTACCATGAAGTACGTGGCCAAAGTGTTCGTCGAAGACCGTGCACGCCGCTATGCGCGCGCCAAGATCAGTGACCGTCTGATCAATTCGATGCGCGACTCCGGCATCGTGCTGCTCAAGCAGCTCGAAGAGCTGGAAATCATCGAAAAGGTAGACGACAACCTGCCGAGCTACATCGTCGAGCGCGATGCGCAAGACGTGAACCGTATCAACGAGCGCATTCCGATGGACGTGATCAATGCGCTGCATGTGATCGCTGAGCGCTTTGACCTGCTGCTGTAAGCGGCCCTCGGCATATCGAACCAAAATCCATTCTGAGAGGATAGAAACATGGGCATCACGAACAAGGAATACTGCGGCACCATCGTGCTGGAGATCAACGGCGCCGAATACGAGGTCGTGTCGTTCGCACCGACGGTCAAGACCAACAACAAGACGGTACAGACCATGAACAGCAAGAAGCGTGCGCTCGGCACCGCCTGCGGGACCAAGGAAATCTCGCTGAAGCTGGAAGTGGCCATTCCGCTGGACGGCTCGGAGCCGGACTGGGACAACATGAAGGGTGCGACGCTGACCGCCTACCCGGCCTGCGGCACCGGCGGCAAGCGCGAGGTGTACACCGGCTGCACGACTGAGGAAGTCGGTAGCACTTACGGCATCGGCAAGGAAGCGGCGCGCTCGATCACGATGCACGCGCTTGACAAGCAGGTGGTCTGATGGACTTGCTGGAACGCCTGAAGGCCGGCCGTGATGCGTTAGCTCCCGTGACGATCAACGGTGTCGAGATCGGTTTGCGCATTCTGACCGAGCGCGACTATCAAGTTGCGCACATGGCGGCCGATGCCATGCTGAATAAGCATGATACGGAGTTTTCCCTGGCTACCGCCGATGCCTTCGAAACGGAAAAAACGGTGCAGTTGATCGCACTGGCGGCGGTCGATCCGCAGACCAGGAAGCCGGTCTTTCCGGACGCTAATGCGGCGCGCGAAGTGCTGATGCGGGAAGACAAGGACATCATCGCCGAAAAGTACCTGGAGCATGAGCGCCAGTTTTCGCCGTCCGGCCGCACGCTGTCCGAGGCTGAATTTGCGGAACTGGTTGAAGAGGTAAAAAAAAATCCCGTGACGCCGCGTTTGAGCGCTTTAAGTGGAGACATGCTGAGAAGGCTTATCACTACTTTGGCAAGCCAGCTGTCGAGCTTGCCGATGGACAGTGGCTCTTCCTCTTAGCTATGGCGCTCGGCGATGCGCCCGGCACTGAAGAAGACGGGCAAGTGCGTCGAGCAAGCAGGCGATTACGCGACCCAGTGCTGCCAACGCCAAGACGGCTAAAGAAAGTGCGTACCCGAAGAGCAGGATGACGGCAGGTGCCGCCATCGCCAGGGCCAGAACGATGATGAAATAAGTCATGCTTACAGGGTAGTCCAGTGAACGGAAATCTCAACCTGCAAATGCTCCTGACGGCGAATGGGAGCCAGCTATCCTCGGTACTCAATTCGGCCAACTCCCACGTACGAGCATTTTCCAACAACGCCACCGCCGCCGCCAACCGGATGGTGCAAGGCTTCCAGAAAGTCTACCACCAGCTCAACGGCTTTTCCGCGCTGTCAAAAATCGCGGTGGCCGCCGGCGGCTATTCAATCTTGTCCGACGCCATGCGCCGCAACCTCGAATTCGAGAAGGCGCTGCTGGACATGAAGCAGACCGCTCAGATGACGGTGCAGCAGGCGGCTGAAATGCGCCGCCTGGCGATCGACAAGGCCGCCGACAACATGGCGCTGCCGTCCGAGATCGCCGCCGGCATGAAAGCGTTTTCAGCCGCCGGCATGAAGTACGAGCAGATCGCGCCGTCGATCGAGGAAGCAGCGCGCGCTGCGGTGGCTTTTCGCTCGACGGTCGAGCAGATCGCACTGCTCGATTTCGACCTGCAGGACAAGGTCAAGCTGGACCCGAAGCAGATCAAAGATGCGCACAACATGCTGCTGTATCACGCCAAGAGCGGCCGTTACGAGGCGGCGCCGATGGCAACTGAAGCGCCGAAGTATTTGAACAGCGTGGCGGCCGTTGGGATTGATGGCATGAAGGGCTTGAATTTTACCGGGGCGATGACACAAGTCCTGATGAAGCTGGCGCCGGCGACGCAGCCATCGGAGGTCGCCACCTTCATGGAGCACGGACTCGGGCATATCACGGCCAGACAGCAGGTCAAGGGGCTGGCCAAGTTCGGCATCGACGTCAAGAAGTACATGCCAGGCGGAAAATTTTATGGAGAGGGCGGCGTGCAAGGCGTGCTCGATCTGGCAGCCGAAATGAAGGCCAAGGGCCTCGACAACCCATTCAAGATGGATCAGGCAGGCTTTCGTGAGATGTACACGAAAAAATTCTGGAAGCAGCTGATGCAATACCAGGGCGAGATCAAGACCGCGATGGCAGAAGGCGAAAAAGCTGCGTTCGATGACATGGTCGGCCGCGACAAGGCCGAGATCATGGGCAGCAATTACGGAAAGGTCCGGCAGTTCGAGATCGCCAAGGAAAAAGGCCAGGTGTCCGACGGCGCCACCGATGCGGTAGGCACAGTGGCTGCGCTCGAAGCCTGGGCTGCCGAGCATCCGAAAACCGCGCTGGCCGCAGGCGGCGCTGCAATGATCGGCGGACGTCTCTTGTGGAAGCGCCTGACCGGAGCCGGTGGCAGCATGATGGAAAAGGCTGCAGGGGCCGCCGGCGGCGCCGGCATGCCGGTCACGGTCACCAACTGGCCAGCCGGCTTGGGCAATCCGCTCAAACCCTCTGAACGGCTTTCCCGGTTGCCCGGAACGGCCGGTAGCGCAGCGGCAGGCGCAGGTGCGGGCGCGGCCACCGGCGGCGCCATGCTGACCGGCACTGTCGGTTCAGTTGCCATCGGCGGAGCGGTGGCCTCGGCACTCGCCGTGGCGGCGACGGCGGCAAACAAGGACAAGCTCAACAATATGGCCAGCACGGCAATGGGCGGCGCTGTCGGCGGCGATTACAGCCTGGCGGCCGCGATCATGACCTCGTCCGAGCAGAACAGCGAGCAGGCGCAGAAAACGCACGAGGGACTGGAAAAGCTGATCGATACGCTGAGCGAATCGATCGCCAGCTTCCTGGGCATGGCGCAGCGCCCGATCGAAGTGCAGATCGACGGCCATGCGGTGGCCACGGCCGTCAACGACGTCAACGGCCGCGACGCGCGCCGGCAATAGGAAAGCATCATGGCTTGGGACAAGAACCTGCAGAAAGCCTCGTTTCGCGGCATCGAATTCGAGGTTGCCTCGATTTCCGACGATATCGACTATGCGGTCGTCGTGCACGAATACCCGTATGTTGACGGCGCCGATATCGAAGACATGGGGCGCGGTGGCCGCCGCATCTGCCTGCGCGTGCCGATCTATGGCGACGACTATGAAACCCGGCTGCAGGATCTGCTGGACGTGCTGGACATTCCCGGCCCCGGCGACCTGGTGCATCCGGTGTTCGGCCTCATCCAGGCGCAAATCTGCCGCATCAGCATCCCGCACGAGGCGGCGCTGCCGGACCAGACCTGGCTGAATCTGGAATTCATCGAAAAATCGTTCAACCGGCCGCTGTTCGACAAGAGCTTGCCGGTGCAGCAGGTTGAGGCGGTCAATGCAGCGGCCGATGCGGCGCAGTCTGCGGCCTCATCGCGTTTTGCGCTCGATATGACCGCCGCACGCAGCCTGCCGGCGCTGCTACGTGACCAGCTATCGTCCGACATGCAGGCGACGATGGATTCCATGCGCAGTTATTGCAACGAGCTGCTCGACGCACGCGCGTGGGTTGTATCGTCAGTCGATTACCTGAACAATCCGGTCGCCTTCGTCGATGACCTGACCGGCGGACTGGTGGCGCGCATGCAGGCACTTTTCTCGCCTCTCGACTTGCGCCTGGCCGCTTTCGGCGATGCATCATCGACGCCCGGTTATACCAACATCGGGGTCGGTACGATCTGGTCCGCGCCGGCCGCGAACATGCAGCGGCCGCTGCTGGCCGCCGGCGACGGGACGCAAGCCTTCCTCACCACGCAGCTGTCGATCCAGCAGGCGATTGCGGTTGCCGGATGCGCTGCGCAGGTGTTCGACCGGGCGCTCGATGCGCCGGTGCTGACGCCGGCCAATATCGAAACCATCGCCTCCGACGCGCGCACGGCGATCAACGGTGCGATCGCCGTTGCGCGCGCCACTTACCCGGACGCGGTCCAGTGCCGACCGATCACCGAGCCGCTGAAAGCGCTGGCGCTGACGATCACCGACGCCGCCGAAAAACTGATCCGGGCCAAGCCGCCGCTCATCAACCGCACTGTCGATGCGCCGGGCAACCTGCAGCTGATCGCTTTTCTGTGGTACGGCGACTATCACCGCGCCGACGAGCTGCTGCGTCTGAATCCCGGCGTGCGCAATCCGAACTTCATTGCCGCCGGCAAGACGCTGCTGGCCTATGCCGCATGAGCGAGACCGCCGACAAAGTCAGCCTGCTGATCGGCGGACTGGCGCACCAGGAGTGGGACAGCTACCGCATCGACAGCGACCTGCTGGCGCCGGCCGACGACTGGTCCATGATGGTTTCGGCCTCGAATGAGAGACCGACTATTCCCGATTTTATCTATGAGGGCGCCGAAGCCAGAGTGATGCTCGGTACAGACCTGATCCTGACTGGACGCGTCGGCACCATCGACAACGATCAAGACAAGCAGAACCATTCGATTGCGCTGTACGGCCGCGATCTGGCCAGCAATCTGCTGGACTGCTCCGCGCCGATTGTCTCGATGCAGCAGGCGACGCTAGCGCAGATCATTGAAAAATCGGTGCTGCCTTTCGGCATCAAAAATATCGATTACCAGGCCAAGCCGGCCGCGCCTCGGCGCAAGGTGCATACCGAACTCGGGCAGTCGGTGTGGGAATGGCTGAAATCCGCCTGCGAGGCCAACCAGGTATGGCCGTGGTTTTCACCGGACGGCCGCCTGGTGATCGGTGCGCCGGATTACAGCACGCCGCTGGTCGCGCACCTGGTCATGCGGCGCAGCGGCGAAGGCAACAATGTGCTGGGCATGCACCGGCGGCAAAGCCAGGATGAAAGCTTTTCCGAAATCACGGTGCTGGGCCAATCGACCGGCGGCGGCGATCTCGGCTATCACGACATCAAGGGCGTGGCGACCGACGACACGATGCCGTATTACCGGCCGAAGACGGTCATCGACGGCAATTGCGAATCGAACGAGCTGGCGACGCACCGGGCCGCCAAGCTGATCGCCGATAGCCGCATGGCGCGCGACCGCGTGACTGTCAAGGTGCAGGGGCATCGCGTGCTGACCTCGGCCGGCCCCGGAAAGCCGTGGGAGCCTGGCATGCGCGCCTACCTTTTCAACGATGTGCAGCGGATCGACGGCATTTACTATCTGATGAAGCGCACCTTCATCCGCTCGCGCATGAACGGCACCACGACCGAGCTGCACTTCGTCCCGGACGGCACGTGGCTGCTCAACATTCCATTCATCAAAGCGAAACGCCGCTCCAGCTATGGCAAGAAAAAAGGCCATTACGCAGGGAGTAACGGATGAACGCGCGCGACATTAAAACCCTGATCGGCAATGCCATCGCCGGCGTGCGAGCCGCACTCAAGGGCCGCGTGCGCCGCGCGCAGACGAGCAAGCAGATCATCCTGCTGCAGATGGACGGCATGCAGGGCGAGTCGTTCAACGCAGCCGAGTTCTACCAGACGCCCGGCATCCGCAGCGTGCCGACCGCCGGCATGCAGCCGATCATCATCCCGCTGAACGGCAAGAGCGCCAATGGCGTGGCGGTGGCCATGAGCAACGGCGCGCTGTATGTGACCGACCTGGCCGAAGGCGAGATCGCCGTGTTCAATGAAACCGACGGCGTGGCGAACTCGCTGGTGCTGCGCAATGGGAAAATTGCCGAACTGACCTGCGACACCTTCAAAGTCAAGGCGACGACGATGGTCGAGATCGATACGCCGGTGGTCAAAATGACGCACAACCTCGAAGTCGCCGAAAACACCAAGACCGCAACCATCAACGTGACTTCTACGGCCGCCAACGCCAGCCAGATGGCCGGTGGCTTGGATGCCCAGGGCGATGTCGTCTCCGGCGGCATTTCTCTGCAAAATCACCTCACCACTGGCGTACAGCCCGGCCCCGGCTTATCCGGCGGGCCGCAGTAATCACCTAATAACTAAAACGTTTTAGTTACCCGCCCTTCGCGCGCGCGGGAGAATCCGCGCATGGATTCCCGCATTGACCCTCTTACCGGCGACTACGACGGCACGCGCATCAACGATCTGTCGAACGCGATCTATCTGCGCGTGACGGTGCCGCTCGGCAGCTATTGGGCCGATCCGTCTTTCGGCCGCCGGCAGCGTCCACGCATGAAAGACCTGGAGCGCTACAAGCTGCTGGTGGTCGGCGACGTCAAAGAGGCGCTGCAGCCGCTGCTGGACGATAAGCGCGCAGACCGCATCGATGTCGTAGCTGAGTGGAATCACGACGGCAGGCTGTACCTGGCTGCCGAGGTCTACCAGCACGGCGCCGTGGTCGGCGCATTCAAAGACTATGTGAAGGTGGCCTGATGCCTTACCCGATCCTGACCCAAGAACAGGTGCGCGACGCCATCCTGGCCGACCAGCGCAATCTCGACGCCACCGTCGACGTCGCCCCCGACTCGGACAACTACATCCGCGCGTCCAGTACCGGCAGTGCGGTCGCCGGGCTGTATCAGTATGCCGCCTGGGGCATCAATCAGACCTTCCCGGACACCGCCGACGAAGAGTACCTGGTGCGCTATGCCTCGCGCTACCGGATCTTCCGCGATCCGCCGTCGAATGCGGTCGGCTCGGTCAGCATCAGCGGCGCGGCGGCCGCGCAACTGGATGCCGGCGCCATCATCCAGACCGGCGACGGCCGCCAGGTACGCACCACCGCGATCGGCACCATCGGCAGCGGCGGCACGGCGACCGTGGCGGCCACAGCCGTCATAGCCGGCCCGGCCGGCAATCTGCCTGCCAATATCGCCGGCGTGCTGCAGTCGGCGCCGCCCGGCATCGATCCGAATGCCGTGATCATCGAGATGAGCGGCGGCGTCGAGGCTGAATCGCTGGCATCGCTCCTACAAAGAGTGCTGGAGCGGCAGAGCCAGCCGCCGGCCGGCGGCAATCAGTTCGACTATCCGCGCTGGGCCAAGGAAGTGCCGGGCGTGACATCCGCCTGGGGCTATCCGAAGCGGCGCGGCGGCGGCACGATGGATATCGCCATCCTGTCGGACGGCGCGCTTCCTTCGGATGCCCTGCGCGCGCAGGTGGCAGCTTACATCGACGACCTGGCGCCGCCTTACGGCGACCGCATGATTCTGTCACCGCAACAGATCATGGTGGACGTCACGGCAGCCGTGACGCTGAAAGCCGGCGTGCTGCTGGCTACCGTGCAGGCTGCCGCGCAAGCCGCACTGGCGGAGTATTTTGCCGGCATGAAGCCGGGCGACACCGTCTACCGTGTGCGGATTGAAACTATCCTGATGTCGATTCCCGGCGTGCTGGACGTGGCCATGACCGTGCCGGCGGCGAATGTGTCCACCCTGGTCGATGACGCGCATGTCGAAATGCCCTTCCTCGGCATTGTGACGATTACGCAGGCACCTTGATGAACGCTCACGCCGATCTGCTCAAGCTGCTGCTGCCGCCGGTTGCCTACGACCGGACCGGCAAGCAGCTGTCCGACGAATTGGCCGCCGAAGGCGCGCAGCTCGACCGCTTCGCGGCTATGGTCCAGGAGATCCTGGCCGAAACTGATCCGCGCACTACGTCTTATCTGTTGGCAGACTGGGAGCGCGTCTACGGTCTGCCGGACGAGTGCAGCCAGCCGGCCGAAACCATTATCGACCGTCGGTTACGCCTGGCCAGCAAAGTCGCCGAAACCGGCGGCATCTCGAAAACCTATTTTCTGCAGCTGGCTACCGCACTCGGCTATCAGAACATCTCGATCACGTCTTTCAAGCCGACCAGCTGCGAATCGCCCTGCGACGCCCCACTGATGGACGAATCGTTCCGCTTTCTGTGGCAGGTGAATGTACCTGGCCAGCAAACCGTGCACCGCATTGCCGGCTGCGACTCGTCCTGCGAAGACCCGCTGGAAGCATACAAGCAAGGGCCGCTCGAATGCCTGTTCAACAAGCTGCAGCCGGCTGAAGCGATTATCCAATTCAATTACGGAGGAAGCTGATGAAGCGAATTAATACCGCCAACCGTGCGGTCGACCTGTTCGGGTCAGGAAAGGATGGTTTCAAGGCGGCTGTGGCTGGCATCTCCGACGCCACCTATCTGGCAGCGCTGTGGATGAACCATGTACAGGAGGCGCTGGTAAGGACCCGCGAGGCAGCAGGTATCGCGGTGCCAGCCGATAATGATTATGACTGGTTTGTGACCTCGCTGAAGACGCTGATCGACCAGCAGTCTGGCAACTACTGTCTCGACACAGGCATAGCAAATGCCTACGTGGTAGCGCCGGACCCTGCGATCTCAGCCTATACCGATGGCTATGTAGTGCGGTTCCGCGTGGCGCATGCCAACGGCGGCGCGTCTACGCTTGATGCCGGGCCGGGGCCGAAACCACTACGCAACGACGTTGACGGCGCGCTCGTTGCCAACGATCTGCCGGCCGGCGCAGTGGCGACAGCGATCTACGACGCGACGCTCGGACATTTCTTAATCAATTCGCTGGTGCCGTCGCAGGCGCTGACGAAAGCACAAGCAGATTTTCTCTATCTGACGCTGACTCAGGGAGATACTCGCTATCTGAAAGGCTCGAAGCGGCAAACGGTGCTGACAGGCTCTGTTGATACAAATGGCTACGCGAATGCCATCAGCGCGGCCGCCGGCCTGAACCTGACGCTTGCAGCCACCACAACGCCGGTCGTCGTCAACTTCGCGGCTGGTTTCGATGATGCGGGCGAACTTAATTACCTGGCCCGCGTCATTGCGGACGTGGTGAACGCTTGGACGGTCCCGGCAAATTCGCTTTCGCTGCTCTACATCGAGCGCAATGCCGGGACCGGCGCGCTGACTTATGGCTATGAAACAGGCATTCACGGCAACGGGTACGGCATCGGTTATGCAAAAACGCCGCAAGTAGCAACGCCGCGCATGAGTGCCAACAATGCGCCATATGGGACAGCGAGCGCAAGCACCTCCTACGATTCAAATTATCAGCCATGGAAAGTTTTTAATCGCACTAACTTCGATTACACGGATTGCTGGATTTCTCAGATCGGAGCCGGGACCGGTTGGTTGCGGTTCGATTATCCGGAAGCTCTCACAATTAAGCGATACGCGATCACGATGCGTAACGACGCAACGGATCGCGGCAGCCCGACAGCTTGGACGTTTGAAGGCTCAAACGATAATGGGTCGTCGTGGAATGTATTGGATACAAAATCGGGACAGGCAATATTTTCGCAGGCAGAAACACGGACATATGACATCGCAAATGCGACTGCATATAAGTCGTATCGAATCAATATCACGGCGTCATCGATTGCAGGCTCTGGCAGCTCTTTGACAATCGCAAGGTTTGACCTCTATCACGATAAGCAGTCGTTCTTCTGCCTGTCTGATTGGAAGATGTACGAGTGGGGAGGCGGCACTACATGGACGCAAAAGCAGCGTGTATTCATCGGTGACGCGATTAGCGGTGCGGCATCGATTACCAGCGTAGTTACCTATGCTTATAACGGGCAGTACACAAGCTCCGACACGGCGGTGCCAGCAAACGGAACGCTAATGAGCTTTAACCACAATTTAGGTTGCCAATTTGGCGCGGTTCCGCGCATGGATGCCATAAATATTTCCGACACATCTGTAGGCTTATCGCCGGGCTCCGTGTACCCCAACATACTTTGTTATTACAACTCTGGAACCTACGCGACGGGCTTGCAGGCAGTAACGACTGACAGCTATAAAGTGGCGACGTTTCAAATGGGCGCTAACGGTTTCGCGCTTATCGCATGCCGTACAGGCGGCCCCGCTGGAAATCCTTTCGGCGTATCGAATCCAGCGTTATGGAAGCTTCGGATGATAGTTAAACGGGAGTGGTAATTGTGGAAAAATATTTTTGGAACACTGAAATTGGCCTCTACACCGGCGATAAACGCGATCCAGCTGACATTGAGTTGGGCGAGCGCCCGAGCGCAAATCACATCGTTAAAAACGGCAAGTGGGTGCTTGATGTTGTGCGCATGAAGGCGGATAAAGTCACCGAACTGTCCACAGATTGCCAAGCGCAAATCTATGCCGGTTTCGATTCGGCGGCGCTCGGGGCCAGCTATCACTATCCCGCCAAAGACAAGGACCAAACAAACCTGTCAGGTTCGGTTGTCGCGTCTCTGCTGCCGAACCTTGCAACGGATTGGACCACGCCGTTCTGGTGCTTGGATGCTGCAGGAAACTGGGCATTTATGGATCACACGGCGGCGCAGATACAGCAGGTCGGCGTTGACGCAAAAGCGGCCATCCTTGACGCACTGGCGAAGAATAAATCTCTGGTCGATCAGGTGATGGCGATTGCCGATGATGATCCCGATGCTGATGCAAAAATCGCTGCGATCGCGTGGTAAGCATGCGCCGCTACCGTCAACTTTTTGTCCGCTATCTGCTCAACGTCCTGGTGTGGATCGACATCGGTTTCAACGTGTTCGCGTTCGGCGGCAGTCCGTATGAAACGATTTCCAGCCGCGTGGGCCGCCAGCGCGACGAGGGACGTCGCTGGGCCTGTATTTTCTGCAAGCTGCTGGACAAGCTGGACCCGCAGCACTGTGCGAAATCGAAAGTGGATGACCACGGGAAGACTTTGCCGAACTGGTGGAAAGAGGGTTGATTTACAGATAGGAAGCCGGCGATAAAATCCAGCTTCCATTGAGTTCAAACCAGGAAAAAAGACAAGGCGACCGGCCGGATGCGTCAACATCCGACCAGCCGCTCGGCACGCAGCCGAAACTGCATGCTCCGCCAAGGCCCTGCCACCTGGTACCAGGCGGGCCGGAGTTTATCACGGAGAGGCTTTCATGCAGGAAATTCGCTGTGGCAGTTGCAGCAAGAAACTCGGCGCTGGCACTTATCAGCGTCTAAGCATCAAGTGCCCCAGGTGCGGTACTTTGAATGAGCTGAGGACCGAGAGTCCCGAACCGGAGCGCCAACGAGCGTCTGATCATGGGATCTCGAATGCACAACGCAAATCCGATCGTTCCTTGGCTGGGCGGAAAACGCCGCCTGGCTGACAAACTGATACCTTTATTTCCCCGGCATGAATGCTATGTCGAGGTGTTTTGTGGTGGCGCGGCGCTGTATTTCCTACGGCCGATGCCGGCACCCGTCGAAGTGCTGAACGATATTAACGGTGAGCTGGTGAATCTCTACCGGGTCATTCAGCATCACATGGAAGAGTTTGTCCGACAGTTCAAATGGGCACTCAGCAGCCGGCAGATCTTCAAATGGCAGCAGATGACTAGGCCGGAGACGCTGACCGATATCCAGCGCGCGGCCCGGTTCTTTTATTTGCAGCATCATGCATTCGCCGGCAAGGTGGCTGGCCAGAGCTTCGGCACGGCGACCACCGGGCCGGCCATCAATCTGTGCCGGATCGAGGAGAACCTGAGTGCCGCCTGTCTGCGCATGGGCGGTACCTATGTCGAAAATCTGTCATGGCAGGACTGCATGAAGAAATACGACCGCGCACACAGCTTTTTTTACTGCGATCCTCCCTACTGGCAGACCGAAGGCTACGGCGTGGATTTCGGCTTTGAACAGTATGAGCAAATGGCCGAGATCATGCGCTCCTGCAAGGGAAAAGTCATGGTCAGCATCAACGACCATCCGGACATCCGGCGGGCATTCGACGGCTTCCATATGTTCGGGCTGGATATCAAGTATTCGGTGGCAAACAACCAGGGAGAGCCGGCAACAAGCAAGGAGCTGGTGATAACCAACTGGGAGCCGGCGGCGCTGGGAGAGCTGTTTTAGTGGCCGTATACGTGGATCAGGCCGGTATCGAGTGGCGCGGTAAGAAGCGCCACCACATGGCAGCCGACACCGTTGCCGAGTTGCATGACTTTGCGGAGCAACTCGGCATCAATCGCTGTTGGTTCCACCGGGGCGCCCGGCATCCCCATTACGACGTCACGGACCAGCAACGAGATATGGCAATCTCTGCTGGTGCGCTTGCCGTCAACAGCCGGGCATTATTGGCGGCCGCCAAACAATCCCAGGAGGCTTGATAGCATCAAAGCGTGGTAAACGTCGAAAAGCCTGTGCTGGGAAAGTGAGGCACCTGACCAAGGCGGGCGATACTGCGGCAATAAGATGTTACCTGTGGTGTAATTCTGTTTTGCGACGCGTAAGCTTTTGAAATTTAATTTATCTCGTCAAAATGCGCTGATTTATCGCGGCGCGCTTCAGAAAGCAACTGAAGATTTAATTCGTTTGCGAATGCTCAATCTGAGCGCGGAGCGTATCTGAAATGCTCAATCAAAAATAACAATCTATCAGGGAGCTAGCTAATGAGGACAAACTATGCCCCTGAATTTCTCACAAAGAATAACGATTGCTTTACTTTGTGCTGCCTTAACAGCTTGCGGTGGCGGCGGAGATAGCAGCCCCGGCGGAGCTACAACAAGCAGCAGCACCACCTCCAGCCAAGGTAGCTCAGCTACATCAACCGGCACCACTTCAACCGGTACTGGAGGCAGTACTGGCACAACCGGGGCAGGTACAAGCACCGGCACGGGTTCAACCAGTACAGGATCTACCAGTTCAGGCTCTACCGATACAGGTTCAACCAGCAACAGCAACGGCGGTACAGGGACTACGGCAGGAACTGCGGTTTTCGTCTACGGCGAAACGGCACGCTTTAATTTTCCCGGCGACGTCAAATCCGATGCCGCAGGCAACCTGTACGCATTGGATGTGAATAACAAGAAGATTCGCAAGATCGCCGCCAACGGCACGGTGAGCACCTTGCCCGTGACCTTCGTCTCGCCGTCGGCCATGGACATCGATGCGTCTGGCAATCTTTATGTCACTGATTTGCACGCGCTGGTAAAAATCAACCCGGCCGGAACGGCAAGCACACTGGCAAGCTTGGACTTTTCGAGCGCCACGAATGTCGCCGTCGATACCCAGGGGAATGTTTATGCATTGATCCACAGTGCTTCACCTTCCGTCAAACGCATCGATCAAAGCGGGCAGGTCAGCACTTTGGCGCTTGAAAGCGGGAACTATCGGGGCATTGCCGTCGATGCCAACGGCAACTTGTATATCGGGGTCTACGGCACAGATGCCAGCAATCCTCATGGCTCAAGTGTCACTTCGATCATGAAGATGACGCCTTCCGGCACGAAATCCGTTTTTGCGACAGGAAATTTTGCCGATGTCGGAAATATGACTTTTGATCAGAGCGGCAATCTGTGGCTTGCCCAATATGTCGAGCAAATTCCGTCGCCAAGCTGCGCTCAATCCAATACCTGCTTTTTGGGAGGAACGGATCAGACCATCAAGAAAATCGATGCAAGCGGCAATGTCAGCACCATCCTTGCAGGTCCGCCCGGCGGCAGCATCGGCAATGTGGCATACGATTATTTGTTCGGCACTTTCCGGATCGGCATCGGCTCCGATGGAAACATCTATGCTTCGTATAGCCGCAAGCAGGCGATCTATCGGGTCACGCAGTCAGGCGCGACAACGCTCATCGCCGGCAAGCCCGATGAGGCGGGGTTCTCGGATTAG